GGCAGAAAGTCCAGCCAAGTATCGCAAGAATTTGTCGATATGATTATCAATATGTATGGAGAGGACAGCGATATATTTCGTGTGCGTGTGGCTGGAGAGTTCCCGTTACAAGCGGACGAAGTGTTCATTCCTTTGTCTATGTGTGAAAATTCAATTATGACAGAATATTCTCCCCGAAAAAACCCGAATTTAATACATATCGGTGCGGATATTGCCAGATTTGGTGACGATAAAACTTGTATCGGCTATAAGGTCGATGAAAAAGTGGAATTTTACAGGAAGCGTAGAGGACAGGACACAATGAAAACAGCAGATGACATTGTGGCGTGTGGAGAAATGCTTGTGAAGAAATACCACTGGAAAGAAACAATACCAGTAAAAATTGACGATGGAGGCGTAGGCGGTGGAGTTGTGGACCGTTTACGACAGATGAAGCGAAACCAGCCTGAACGATTTTGGTGGCTTGATGTTATCCCAGTGAAATTTGGAACAAGAATAAAACACAAGCACTACTATGACAGCACAACATATATGATGGCGATTGTTAAGAAGCTGCTTGCGACTTATGACGAGGAGGACGACTCAAAGAAGCCGTGCGAATTGATATTGCCAGATGACAATGACCTCGTAGCACAGTTGTCTACGAGAAAATACGAAATGACCGAAACAAGCAAAATCAGAATTGAAAGCAAAAAAGATGTGAAGAAAAGAGGACAGCACAGTCCTGATGAAGCAGATTGTTTGTTACTGATGTGTTTGCCTGTAAAGTCAAAGACAAAGACAAGAAGCAAGACGGAATGAGGTGGAAAGAATGAGCCAAAAGGCAACACAGCCTGCAAAAATGGGTGTAAAGATTGTAAAGTCTGCACCGTTTGATGTGCCAGAGGTAATAGAAAAGGCATTAACGCCTACCCAAACAAACCCAGATGATGCCAGAAACGCTGGTGACTGGATAACACCTCCATACGACATGAGAGGGTTGCGAGCGATGGTAAGCCAGTCAACTATCTTGCCACAGTGTACGAGGGCATACAGAAACAATATCGCAGGGTTTGGAATTGGCGTCAGATACAAAGAAGATATAGACGAAACGCCAGAGATGGCAGGAGAGTTTACGAGAGCGACAGAGCTTATTGACTTGCTCTCTATGGATATGGACACAAAAGAAGTGTTTGAAGATGTTATCGAAGCGAGGGAAATGTACGGCATTGCATATCTTGAAGTTATTCGTAACATTGGGGGCGAGGTCAGCCAGATTGAGTTTGTAAAGGACACACCAAGCATTGAAAAGACAATCCCGTTAGAGCCATACCAAAATGTTGATTTTTGGTACAATGGCAGGATTGAAACACGCCCAAAGAAGTTTATGAAGTATCGACAGATTATTGGTGGCAAAACCGTTTATTTCAAGGAGTTTGGAGACAAACGAATAATGGATAAACGTAACGGAGAATATGTCGAACAGCTTGACATTGATTATCAGGCAAACGAAATTTTAGAGTTTGCCATCGGCACAGAGCCTTACGGCGAAGTCCGTTGGATGGGGCAAACCCTTTCTGTTGATGGTATGAGGAAAGCGGAGTTCTTGAACAATAATTATTTCCGCAATGGCAGACACACGCCTCTTATGATTATGATACAGGGAGGCACACTGTCGGACGAAAGTTTTGAGAAGCTGCAATCCTATATGAATGACATTAAGGGTGAGGAGGGGCAGCACGCTTTTATTATTCTCGAAACAGAAGCCACTGACAATAGCCTTGATTTTGAGCAGTCCAAGCAACCGACAATTACCGTTCAACCTTTGGCTGGTATATTGCAGCAGGATGAATTGTTTCAAGGATATATGGACAATGGAAGAAAGAAAGTACAGAGTGCATTCCTGTTACCTGACTTGTATGTTGGATATACTACGGATTTTAACCGTGCGACAGCACAGACAGCTATGGAAGTAACCGAAAAACAAGTGTTTCAGCCAGAAAGAAAATCGCTTGCGTGGGTGATTAACAATAAATTGCTTGCCGAGTTTGGATTTAAGTATGTGGAGGCATATTTCTTAGAGCCAGACATCTCCAACCCAGATGACCTTGTAAAGATATTGCAAGTGTGCAACACGGCTGGTGGACTTACGCCGAACAAAGCAAAACAGGTGGCATTTGAAGCTCTCGGCGAAGTGTCGGAGGACTATCCAGATGATTGGGGAGAAATACCCCTTGTATATTCAAAAGGCTCTACGGGAATGACAGACACCCTATCGAGCCTATTAGGAATGAGCATCACAAAAGCAAAACACAATCACGATGATGATATTGTTCCAGTCCTGAAAGAGATACGAAAGATGTTGCGAAGTATGGAGCAAGACAAGGAGGGCTGATAATGTGCAAAGTTTGTGGCGTTATAAAGTCCATTGATTATTACCTTGCAAAAGCAGATGATGACCTTGCAGACGAGCTGGAGGATGAGGGCAGAGCTATTCCAGAGGACAGCACAAAAATGGTGTCCGAAATGGAGGATGAGCTGGCAGCAGTTCTCACTAAACAAACAGCGTACTTTGTTTCGCAGCTCAAAAAGAAAAAAACAGTTGCAGAAGTGATGGACGTTATAGACGAAATCAAGGCAGCTGATGTATGCGGCGAAGAAGTCAAAGCTGTTGCGTTGGAGCAATTAAAAAAATACATCCCTAAGATGGTGGTTGATTATGCCAGTGTTACGGATAGTGGTATAAAAATTACGGCACTGTCGAAACGCACAACTGCGTGGATTGAGGACTGGAGCGAGGAACTTGGCGAGATTATGAAACTCACCTCTCACACAGAACTTGAAAATATTTTGAAAACATCGCTTGAAAATGGTGACAGCATTACTGCCGTTGCGAAAATTATTCAGGACAGCGGCATACGAGATGAGTATTACAGAGCAAGGCAAACAGCTATGACAGAAATGTTCAGGGCGCACAATGTTTCGAGGTATGAAGCAGCACTGCAATCACCGTGTATTGTGGGTAGAAGATGGAGGCATTCGGGAGTAGGAACTCCCAGACCTAATCATTTGGAAATGGACGGGCAGACGGTAGACAAAGATAAGCCGTTTACGCTGAATGGAGCGGACGGCAGTGTTTATTATCCGATGTACCCAGTAGACCCTATCCTACCGCCGTCAGAAGCTGTAAGTTGCCATTGTACTTGTGATGATATAGTTGACGAAAATATTCTTGGACTGTCAGTGGAAGAAAGACAACAGCTAAGAGATGAAGCTCTGAAAGAATTGGACGATGATTGGGAAAAAGACGTTGACGAAAAATACAGGGCTTTGGTGGGATTATCCACCGATAATTGAGAGAAAACAGGATTGCCTACGCACTCCTTTTTCTAAATATAAAATCTAACAGAAAGGAGGTAAACCGATGAATGTGTCAAAGGCTTACGAAATTACGGATGCCAAAATTAAGTTCGTTTCGCTTGTCGATAAGGCAGCTAATTTGAAAAAGTTTCTTATTACCAAAGCAGAAGCGGGCGAAGCGACATTTTCCACTTTCGGACGAATTGTTAAAGCGGATGCGACCAACCATTTTGTTACAGGCATCGTGTATGAACCGTTGACAGAGGATGCCCACGGCAATTTTATGACCGAGGACGAAATCACAAAAGCGGCATATTACTTTGCAAAGAACGGCAGTAAAGTAGATTTACAGCATAGTTTTGAGCCATTGGACGGTGCGGCGGTAGTTGAAAGCTGGATTGCAAAAGCAGATTTTAAGTGTGGAGACGAAACCGTTAACAAAGGTACTTGGCTTATGACAATGGAAATCGACAATCCAGATATTTGGAATGCGATTGAAAAAGGCGAAATCACTGGTTTTTCTATGGGCGGTGTTGGCGTTTATAGCGAGGAGGATGTTCAGTTGGAAGATGTCAACAAATCCACAACAGGCGTGGACAATGAGCCTGAACAGAGTGAGAAAAAAGGCGTTTTTAAGAAGCTGGCGGCAATGCTTGGTTTTGATGTGGTAGAAAAAGGCGAACTTGCTGAAACAT